CAGAGTAGTATTTCTTCTAGAATTAAACCTACTGATGTGCCTCCATCAGCAAGTAATTATCGTGAAGGTCCTGATCGGGTTCTTACTGGTGCAGCTGAGCCTTTACTACCCATGACAATTTCAGTGGGTGGTAAAGATGGCAACACAATAATGTTTACCATGCTCATAAATCCATCCACGATGAACTATGGAAAAACGAATGCAGTTTCGACAGCATATACAAGAAAGGGATGGATTCCTCAGATATGGGGAGCCAATCAGCCTATTCTTTCCAGCACCGGAAAGACAGCAGCATTTATGGCCCCGACTGTTGGGCTGACATCATTGATGAAAAAATATTCTTTTGGATTTCTTAATTTCATGGGTCTGGTGGCTGCTTTTAAGAATAATGGATATAGACTTTTCGATCAGACCAAAGTACGGAATCTTACCCGTGTGATCAATGTTGTTCAAGGGATTGAGATATCTTTTGATGGACAGATATTTATGGGACATTTCAATACGTTTACGATGGATGAGGTTGCCGACACGCCATTCCTGTTCAATTATCAGTTCGAATTCATAATCAGTACCACATCGAATGACTATAGTTATGTTCGGGGCCATTTCATTCCACCTAAACAGGTAACTGTGAATCAAACCCGGCCAGAATTTGAATCTTCAGACAGGCGGACAGGTTATAATGGACCGGGTACAGTTACACTTGAACAAGTGTCGACTAATGGTGCAGAGGTTTATGTTGCGCCTTCTAAATCACGATCCGATGATTCTGCTCGTGCAGTATGGGATCAAGTTACTAAAGAAGCTTTTCCAGGTGGATTGCCTTGGGAGGAGGCTATCAGGTTAGGGTATACGGATAATAGTTGGAAAGAAAACTGTGTTTTAAGAGGAAAATTATTAGCACAAGGAACCGCTCTTTTTACTGACTAATTATGTCTGTCAATTTTGGCAATTCTGGCATATTCACTCTGGACGAGTTTAGGAACAGAGGTGTCATTAAACTCGCCCCTGATGTGTTGGTTTATATCAATGGAGACCTTGGCGCACAAGTGCTTGCCCCCGTTTCTGGGGGAAATCAAAGCGTCTCTTTCAATGACGGCATCACATCGGTCAGTATTCAAAGTAATCTGGACACGCCAGGAAGTGGTAATGCTTCAATTGAAGTTACGACTCCAATTTATGGCGAGAATTCCCGGTACTGGGCAAGAATTCAGTCTCCAGAAAACTATAACATTAAAATACCCATTTTTGTTCCAATGCAGGAGGTACGCATATATTTAAAAGGCCGGTTTATGGTAGCTAATAAGCCTCGATATTATCCGGCCTTTTGGGGATTCATTGTTAATGTGGATGAAAGCTTTTCTGGTGGTACATATAAAATAACCTTACAATGTGCTGACATGTTACATTGGTGGCAATACAGTACGATAAATGTGCATCCTGTTCCAGCCAGTAATGTTGCTGCCGGAGGTGGGCAGACGTTGACTGCTTATAAGACAACATTTACTAATGCAAATCCATTTACTATTATTTATCGTTTGACGAAAACCATGGGTATGCATGAATTTGTTACTCCTACCTGGTTAGCACAGAAGACTCCTTTATCTCAGATATATCCACCCGGTGCTTTTAAAGCGCATGCACAGGAAATCATGAAATACTGGGAGTCAAGACTATCATATCTTGCATCTGGTTCTATTCTTAAGATGTACGGGATTCAAGGTGATCCTGTTCCGGCAGATGGCCCCAATAAGGCAAAAATAGGGCGAATGAACTACAAAACGATATCAACAGAGGATCCCAAATCATCAGACAAAAAGAAAGCTTCGACAGATACAGAACCCCAACCCTACTATGAAATTAACACAGAACTGTTTGACAATATGTATCTGTCAGGATTCACTGTATTTTTTGAATTCGATAAAATGGGACAGTTTGATGATGCTGAATACATGACCAAGCTCGAAGTCGCCACAGAGGTTAAGAATCGATGTGATTATGAGTTCTTTCAGGATGTAAATGGTAACTGGATATTCAAGCCCCCATTCTATAACATGAATACGAAAAATGTTCAATCGTATCACATAAAGCCATCAGACGTAATCAATTGTTCTTTCCAAACAGATGCCGAGGGTATAATAACTGTCGCACAAATAACGACCGCATTTCATGGTCAATTACGTGGCGTGCAATATCCCAGCGGGGTTGGATTTCATATGGACATAGACCTCGCTAAGAAATATGGCATACGGTTCAAAAGCCAGCACCTGGAATACATCCGTAATTCCAGAGCGGCCAATTTGATCGCAATGGGACACATGTCTCTTTGTAATTCCAAGTGCATGACTGGGAGCATTTCTATTCCTGGAAGGTCAGAAATGCGTCTTGGGTATCCTGTTTATGTGGCTCATAAAGATGCATTCTATTATGTGAAGTCTATAAATCATTCATTTGATTATGGGGGAAGTTTTACCACCACGTTATCTCTTGAGGCTGAACGATCAAGAATGTATCAATTCGTTTCCGGATCCGAAGAAAAATTCTCAAATGATCCATGGAAAGACATGGTTTATCTCTATGAAGGCCCAGCGGGGGATCTCAACAAAAGTCCAATAGCATTGGATATTCAATCTGATAAACTCAGAGAATTATTATACAGCACAGGAAAATTAAGTTCTATCGCCCAAGGAAGATATGAGATTGTCAGCAGAGAAAAAGCGGCCAATGTATTAAGTCAAAAACCACAGACTCTTATGTCAGTCAGTTCAAAATCTCTTCCATTCACAGATGAAGACGGGTATCGTGTCATAGGATCCTTTCGGTATGGACGGGGTATTACAATTCAAACAGGAACGGTGATAGACAATGCATCATTAAAAGGTTCTGATTTAGATGCACAGACTCAGAAAAATCTAGCTGAACAACAAAAGCGCGATGCCATTACATTAATGAATGCTTCGAATGCTGCCTCTGAATCAGCAGCTATGAAGGGGCTTGTCGATATACTTGGTAAAGATCAAGAGGGCATCATTCCAGGATATCTGGGATTTGGAAATAAAAACGATGCATTCAAAATATCAAATCAGGCCACTGATCCTACAACCATGAAGCCAGAAAATACGGAAACCACAAATTCTAGTTCTGATAAGCTTGTTGGTTTCTTCCTGTCTAAGACCGCAAGTAGCTTGGATAGAAGGTAAAGAATATGGGATTTGACAAAAGAGTTTATCATAAGGGCGAAAAACCTGCGCATTTTATTGGGAGAGATCAGGGCTCATATCGATATCATCGATATCTCTATCTTCGAATCGGTGAAGTTTTGGAAATAGATCCTGAAGTATATCGAATGAAAATTCGATGGATCACGGGGTCAGGTGTACCCGCATGGATGCCAATCACGTTTGCATATAATGGCCCATCTGGGTGTATAGGAGCGATGCCTGAGGAACACGCTGTCGGTATCTTTGGATACTATGATGAGGGAACAGGCAAGGGGTCTCCCGTTTGTCTGGGATATATCCCGGCAGGAATGCTTGCTTCTTTTAATTATAATGTCTCCAAAATCAGTCCCGATGCTGTTCCAAACGAAGATGCTAACGAAATTCTTTACAGATTTAGGAAGCTTAATGCCGGAGACATGATTATGGCGTCTCCCCGGGGAGGTAGCGTTTTTGTAAATAATAATATTGAAATTGCCGACAGCAAGCAAAATTCATTTGTTATAAGAGAAACGGATGGATCGGTTATTCATACATCAATTAACAATTTCATGTTTGCAGATGGTGCCTCTGTGCGATCTGGACCGATTATACGTAATAGCATGATGCTTTTTGATGAAAATGGAAATCGAATTACTGGTACTAATGCTCGAGAATTAAAGAAATCGATTTATATCGTACCCTTTGGTAATAGAATTGAGTATGATTCACAGTTCTACACGGAATACAGAATAGATGTAGATGAGCGTGGAGATGGTGCTATAGATTCAAATGATATAAACGACAGAAACAATCTATCTCTCCGAGATCCAATCGTAAGCTTGGTGTTGGGTAACTATGTTGGCAATGATATCAAAGAGAAGACTTATGGTGCAATTCTCAGGCCCGTTCTTTTCTCCAGTCGCTATGATAAGCAAGGTTCCTTTGATCTGATTCAATGTGCTCAGAACAAAGGAGTGGACGAAGTTTCTACTGCGGGTTTGGCGTACGCTCTTCATTTCTTAAAATCCGGTACCTTCATGGGTGTCGACAA